TCGTAGTCTTCCTTAAATTTCGTTCTTACTTTGCTTTTGCAGTTCTTTAACGTGTTGAAAATTGAACTAGAACTTATTGTAGTTTCTTTTGCTATATCCCTTATTGATAAATCCGTGTCTTTGTAGATTGTGAATAGTTGCTTGTCGTACCAATGCCAACTATCAACCTCTTCGTGTATCTTACTGAGTAACCTTGTATATGCTTCTTCTTTAGTTAGGTTGGTGGGTTCGTCTTTTAATACGGCCAATTCGTTTAGGCTTACCATTGCGTTTTTCTTTTCGCTCTTAATATGTAATAAGTAAAGATTGCGTAGAACAAAATACATAAAACCTTTATTAATTTGACCATCCTGTATAATGTTTTCGGGTTTGCAATACTTATGTAATCTAAGATAAGATTCTTGAACGATGTCTTCCGCGAAGAAATCTTCGCCAAAACTTTTAACCAATTTTACCCATTCTTTGTGGTCTTTTGCCACGTCTTTAAGCCATTCCATATGCTTAGTTTGTTGTCAAATATAATGATTAATTTCTAATCACAACAATTATACTATTTTAATGAAACAAAGTTCAAGTCGGAATCAAAGTTACATCCAAAACAAAACCAAGAAGTTTGAAACCACGCTCCACTATTTTTTTCAGGCTTAAAATTGAATCTTTTATTTGGTATTAATACTTGAATACCATTTTTATTAAACATTTTTCCGCGTTCAATTCCTTCCAATGTAGTTAAAGGAAGTAAAAACATAAAAGGTTTATCTAATTCATAAGCACGCTGCAAAAATTTATCTTTTAATGAATACGGTGGGTTTGTGATTATTATGTCATAATTTTCGGGATAATATTGAAAAAAATCTTGGCAGTTTTCAATGTGTGAAGTAATTACATTGTAACCTGCATTTTTTAATACTTTTACAATTTTACTATCTTTTATTGCAGTACATTCCCAAATTGTTTTAACTTCTTTTGGAATGTAATTTAATATCATTTCAACGGCTTCCTCGGGTGTATATAGTTCGTCAAACGCACCTCTTTTGATAAAATCTTTTTTCTGTTCTAATAAACTCATATTTTTTATTTTAATTTTTAATAAAAAAAGCCACCTTATTCGGGTGGCAATCCATTGTAAAAACGATAAACAAACGCGTCTAATTTCTTTGCAGTTTCTAAACTTACAGGTTTACCGAGTAAGAACCTATCTAAGTTATATTGGTGCATTTTGTGTCCTCGTTCTTTTATTTCGGTTACTATTTGATTCCGTGTTTTCGTTTCTAGAATCTTACGTAAATAACTTCGTAAGGAGTAGTCGTCTATAAACATATTAAAATAATTTTGTTTGTGCTTTGTGGTTATTAATTCGTTCCATAGCCTTGTTAAAGTATTCCTCGTCAAGTTCGCAAGCTGTTAAATCAAAGCCATAATCGTGACACGCAATCGCGATTGAACCTGAACCAAGATGTGTGTCAAGAATCTTGTCGCCTTCTTTCGCGTATTTGTCAAGAATCCATTTGTAAAGTGCAACGGGTTTTTGTGTTGGGTGAATTCTATCTAATTGAGTTGCTGTTGTTTTATAAATCTTCGCCCCGTTTTTAAAAGAAGTCCAAGCCATTTCACACATAGCAAAACTCATATCTTCAGCTATTTTTTTATCCCATACAATAAAACATTTACAATTTCCAAGTCTGTCGAAAAAATAATTACCACCCCAAATAATTTGGTTTTTACTTACTCTAATTAATTCTATAAAATACTTATCACTTGGAGTTTCTTTATCCCAAACTTTAATATCGTATTTTTCTTTAAAATGTGTTCCGCTTGAATTAATATCAATCCCATACGGCGGATCAACAATCGCCAAGTCAAAGTATTTGTCAGGATACCTTGACATCAATTCCATGTTGTCTTCGTTCGTTATTGTTAGCATAACTAAAAAGGTAAATCGTCTTTTTCAATTATTTGAGTGTGAACTTGTTTCGGGGATTCGTTCACGTATGGTTCGGAAAATGAACACGAAAAGTATTTAGTTCCCTTGGAAGATTCTTTAAGCCAAAGCGCTATTTCCATTTCTTTTCCGTTAACGTTTACTTTACCCCTGTAATCGGGTTGCTTTTCGTTCGTCTTTTTGTCGTTCTTAAAAATTGCACCGCTGTTTGTTTTTGTTTCCATATTACTTAATTAAATTTATTACTACTATTACTCCCGTTACATATCCAAAGGCTAACGAGAATGCCATTTTAATTCGTTCACTCCATAGTTTTGATTCTACCATATAACCTGCAAAGGGTAAACCAAGGAACGGACCTATAAACGCAAAGAATAACATTCCTAACGTGTTTGCTTCCGAAACGTACCTAATGTAAAACGTAGAACATATTTCGATAATTAAAGCGCTTAAAAAGATTATTCCGTATTTCATTTGTTTAGGTTTATTTCGTGGTCATTTAAGCTATCGTTTAGAAAATCCCGCATTCGTTCAACTATTAACATTTCGTCTTTGTTTAGTTCTTCGTACTTGTATAACTTACGTAGTTCCTGTTGAAGTTCCCAAAGAACGTTTAACATCGCAGTACCTTTGTTAGCGCAATAGTATTCTACTTCGTCTTCGGGTAAGTTAAATTCTAGTATTGCCTTCATAAGGGATAAATTTATAGGTTTTTGTTTCTTTTAAGGGATATTATTTTATTTCCTTCTTTAGTTTTTCAATATATAAAGTAGCGTCCATTAGTTCCTCTTGTAAGTGGTTTAACCACCCTAATAAATCAACGTCTTTTCTATCTAGGTTCGTTCCGTATTTTCGTATGCCGCGTTTACTGCGTTCGTGGTATTTTGTCATTACTGCCATTAATACCGTGTCTTCGTGTTTTATTTCGTTTTCGTGTGTTATATTCATATTGTTAATTTAAATACATATCATCGCACCAAATAGGCGCCGCACTTTTGTTTTTTCAAAACAATTTGGTTTTTTGTTCTCGTTCCCATTCAAGTATTCGTTTCAATCCTTTGTTGTAGTATTCCTTTTCCTTTTCCATTACAATATATTTTCGGTTAGTTTGCAAACAAGCTATTGCCGTTGTAAATGAACCTGCTGTATTATCAAGCACAATATCATTTTCATTTGTGTAAGTTTTAATAAGGTAAGCAAACATTTCAACAGGTTTTTGTGTAGGGTGCAATCTATTCAAAGCATTTAATTCTCCTACTCTATTATCATAAACCAATCTATTTTTCGGGTATCTTAAATCCTCGTTGTGATTATCGGAATTTTTAAAAATACCGCTTCCCATTCCATTTGAATTATCATCTTTCCTTTCATATTGCCTATCTCTTGGTCTTTTGTTTTTTTCTTCGGCTTGTTCCATTATTGGAAAATATTTCGTTTTACCTCCATTCTTTGAAAATATACAAACATCTTCAAAAACCGATAATGGTTTATATTTAGCAGTTGCAAAGCTACCCGCGTTTAATTTATCCCAATACCAACAATATTTAAACCCTTTCAAATTACTGCTTATCAATGTAGTTGTAAATGGTTGTGAAGCAGTAAGTAAAATAACTCCATCAGGTTTTATTATTCTGTTGTATTCATTCCAAAGTTTATCCAATGGTAAAATGCTATCCCATTTGCAAGCAGTTGTTCCATACGGCAAATCGCAAAGTATCATATCAATACTTTCATCAGGTATCAATGGTATCAATTCTAAACAATCTCCTAAGTGTTCACTACTTCGGTTAGTGCTTATACTATACCATTCTTTTTGTTCTTCTTGGTTCATATCGTTTTCATTAATAGGTTATAGTATTCACGGCATAGCTCCACGCGTTCTTTAATCTGCTCAATTACGGATTCATCGCGTTGAACAAACCAATACTTTACCCTTCGGTTGTTTGGTATATGGCTAAATTTGTGTTTAGATTCTATTTCGTTTCTTACTTCCGTGTTTTCTTCGATTAGGTGTAACTTCCAATGCGCTCGCCTTACTTCGTCTTCAACCATTTCTAACGGGGTGTCTATTAAGCAATACGCTAACACGGATTCCGTTTTACCCGTTAACCACATATACCCCTGTAATTGGTAAAAGTAATCTTTGTTTGGTATTTCAGTTTCAAAGAATGGAAACGTTGAAGCGTCCCAACTACTTTTAACGTCTATTAATACTTCGTCCGTGTTTACGTCGGGCGTTCCTGTAACCCAATCGTTCGTAAAGTGTTCGTCGTTCTTGTATATAAACTTAAAATTCAAAACATCGTTAACCAACGCTATCGAAAGGTCTTCTACTTCGTTACCTTTGTCCGTGTAACGTGAACTAAATTCCTTACGTATTCCATACTTTTCTAATAAGACAAGGTCTTGTACGTACGTTTTTGCGGTTTGGCTTAGGACTTCCCCCGACTTGCGGGGGTTAGTCATTATCTTACCAATTTGAGAACATCGGACTTTCATACGTTTTCAAGTAATTTGATTTGAGAATCGGTTAAACTAAAGTTAGCTAATAGTTCTTCTTTAGTGTACTTACCCTCAGCGATTGCTTCTAATGCTTTGCCTAAACGCTTTTGGTCTATGTTTGGTTTTTTAGGTTCGTGTTTTACTTGTTCGCCCGAAGCGTCCGTATCTTTGTCCGTTACTAATCCGAGCGCGGAACTCAAAGCGTATCGTCTAAAGTAAGTAACACCGCTTCCGAATGATTGGTAATCGTTCATACCTTTTAACGTAACTTGTGGAATGGCTACCTTTGATTCTAAATTTTCGCCACTTTCAATATGAAAAATAACGGTAGCAATATAGTCCACACCTTCTTTAGTGTCTAACAACTGCGTAAACCCTAATCCGTGTTTAGCTAATAACGGGTTAATCTTTTCAAAAATAGCGGGTAAATCTGCGTAAGAATAACCGAAGCCTTGTGTACCCTTGTAAATTACGGGTACTTCTTGTTGGAAGGCTGCCAACGATTTAAATAAATGTTTCATAGCGTATAAATTAAAACGTGCGTTAACCAAGTCGCACCCCTTGTTTTATTACATTAATTCAGGGTCGTTTTCCCAAGTTTGTACTGCATTCATAACTCTACAAAAATCTTCGATTGTACTTTCCATTATTGAATGCTGCTCATTTCCATAGGCTTGATAACCTGCCTTTAACCAACCTTCCCAAACATTATCATAAACACACCACTCAATTCCATTTATTAAACGAGAATCTTTCATTAGGTCTGTTTTTGTTTTACATTTCTTAAATACTTTTTTCATAGCGTTTTCGTTTTTAATTATACACAAATATAAACATATTATTTCAATTAACAATACTTCGATATAATTTATTTGTTAAAAAATGTTAAAATTTCTTTTCGATTAATTCCTTTGACCTATCAAAATAAGCCATTAACTCAATGTCATTAAATGAATGTTCACGCGGTTTTCTTCCTCCTATTCTTATTTCTCCTTTAAGTTTTTCTAGTTTTCCGTAAATAATACCGTCGTAACATTTCCAAATAATCACGGGGTTTATCTTTTTATCCATTAACTTAAGTAATTTTCTTACGGCTATTGGTAGCGGGTAGGATTCCTGTATTGTTTTGTTTCTTCCTTTTACTTCTGCGTAACCTATTATTCGTTCGTCTTTGATTAGTTCAAAATCTATATCGTTTTCGTCTAACTTCCTGCAACTTAATTCGTACTCATCGCAAAAAATTGCTATTGCCTCGTATTCGTTTTGCAGGTCTTTAAGTGTTTCAAACCTCATTTATTTTTTGTTTATAGCGTTTAATAATTTCGTTTAGTTCGTCTTTTGTCCACTTCTTAACATCGTGAGCGCGGGAATGTAATTCTATTAACCTATCCGCTCCTATTCGTTGTTGGATTCCTATTTGGTAGTTTAATAAGTTTCCGTGTTTATATTGGTTGCACGTTACGCATTGCGCGTGAACGTTGTCTTCGTCAAAGGTTACTGCCTTGTGTCCACCCATACTAAAATAATGTCCTGCGTCATATTTTGCCCCTAACGGCTTTTCGCAACTTACGCAAGGTTTATCCTTGTCGCGTAGTCGAATGTACTTGTTAAACGTTATTTGAGCCAATTTAAGTAACTCGGGTAGCGTTTGGAGTTCGTCTTTTAGTTGTTTTTTCTTTTTCTTCCATTGCTTTTCCTTTTCAGTTTCTACCCAAACACGAACGCAATCGGATTCTAGGCAATAACGTTGGTTAAACTTAACGGGAGTAAATACTTCTTTACAATTCTTGCAGCGCATATTAAAATCTTATTGCGTTTAGTTCGGCTTTAAGCCTATTGTTTTCCTCTCGTAAGTCCAAGTTAATTAAGTCCGTTCTATATCCGTTTTGGCGCATTGCTCTAAATTCTTGCTCGAATTGATTCCACGATAACTTAACTTCTTGAATGTGTTCTAACGTTTCTTCCATTGAAGTAATTAAGTCCGTTCGTGTTGGGTGCTTCGTCTTTATTTCGTCTAAACTACTTTGAATCTTTGCGTAGGTAAACCCTAATAAAACTTGGCTTCGTAAAATTGTATAATCGTCCATAACTAAAATTTAAAATTATTTGGTTTTGGTGTTCTCATTTCTTTTAACGGGTTGATTCCGTAAACTTCAAAACCTAACCCCGAGTTAAAATTACATAAAATTTGGTCGTTTATTCCCGTATGCTTCCCGCCCGTTTCCATATCTTTTACTTTTTCAACTCCTATCATTGTGTTATATTTCATCGTTTCGTGTTTAATTAGCCTGTGAATAACAAACATATCATCGCATCTATTTAGAAAAGCCTTCCCGCCTTCTATGTGGTCTTTAAGTGGTGGTTTTAAGTGTCCTTTAAAATCTCCGTCCGTGTATAAATTTGCGCTTCTTCCACTTTCAGTATTTGGGTGCGTGTTTATGTAGATAGTCATACCCGTTTTATTTACGAATTCCCGCGCCTTATTCATAAACGTGTAATTACCTTCGTAAGTCATTTCGCGGTCTAATCCTGTGAACGGGTCTATTAAACCGACATCGCATTTGGACTTAGAAAAGATTTCCAAAAGTTCCAACGGCTTGTAAAGTTTGCTATTATCCACAAAGTAGAAAAATTGTTCTAGGTAAGCGGAATAGGAATGTATTTGGTTTGTCGTTAGATTCTTAAATGGTTCGCCACTATACATTTGTATTAAATCCCGCAGTATTTGTCCTTTTTGATTTTCTCCCGACCATATGCAGAATTTAAGTCCGTGTTTTAATGCAAGGACAAGGAAGTACCAAAACACCCAATAAGTTTTACCTACGTTATCGTGTCCGAGAATTATATTTAGTTGCTTAGGCTTGAATCGTAAATAATCGTCTAACACGCAGTCAATTTTTAAGCCTTGTTGAATCTTACCTTCTTTGTAATCTAGTAGGTATTGTAAGCTATCCCCTTGTTTAGTCAGCATTTTTGTAGTCTTTAGTGTCCTTCCAATTTAACTTCGCTAATATGTTTGCGGTTTGTTGCAGGTCGTCCGATAGTTCGTTAGGGTTAATTTTGCGAATATAAGGTAACGTGTTTAAAATAGTTGATTTCCAATTTAGAATTTTTTTGTTCTTACCTTTTACGTTAGTACACCAATCGTTTACCTTCCAACTTTCATACTTTAATCGTAGTTCGTTTTTATCTGCGGTTGGTTCTTTACTAATTGCATAAGCTATAAACTCTTCGCAAGAAGGTATAACATTTACATTATCATTTACATTATCATTTACATTAGCTTCGCTTTTGCTTATTTCTTGCTTCGGTTTTGCTTCGCTTTTGCTTTCGGTGTGCTTTGTTTTAGGTTTGCTTCCGTTTACGAATTTCTTGTAGTTTGCTTCTAATTGGGGTGCAATCAACGTAAAGATAGTTTTACTAATTCCTTCTAACTGAATGGTTTTCCCGTTTAATCCTAACTCATAAACTGCGCTCCATACTTCGGCTTGGTTTTCTTTTGGAAGTTCCTTAATTGCTTCGTAGAAACTTCGGTAAATAATCATTGAATCTCTTTTCATAGGTACATAAAAAAACCCCATTAGGTTTCGCGGTGCAGCACTACTCCCCAATGAGGTTAAATAAGTTTTGTAAATTCGGTCTGCACACCGCTCACAAATATAACTAATTAATTCAATATTTGTTCATTTTCGTAAAATTTTATTTGATATTCCCCGCGTCTTATTCGTTCTTGAATGTGTTCAAGGTCTTTTAAGCCTCCTGCGTTTTTAACGTCTAGGTATAAATCATTCATCGTTCTGTTAACCTTAAAGTTATTCATTGCTG